TCAGAATGGCATCAGAGGTGGATCAGCAACTGTCCACTTCCCAATCTGGCACCAAGAAATAGAAGATATTCTTGTTCTGAAGAATAACAAGGGAACTGAAGATAATCGTGTTCGTAAATTAGATTATAGTATTCAAATCAGCAAACTCTTCTATGAGCGTTTCATCCAAGATGGAGAGGTCACCCTCTTCTCTCCCCATGATGTTCCTGGTCTGTATGATGCTTTTGGCACTGATAGATTTGACGAGCTATATGTGGCTTATGAACGAGATTCATCTGTTCCAAGAAAGACTATTGGAGCTCAAGAACTCATTCTGGACCTCCTGAAAGAGAGAGCAGAGACTGGTCGTATTTACATCATGAACATCGACCACTGCAACTCACACTCCTCCTTCAAAGATAAGGTTGAGATGAGTAACCTGTGTCAAGAGATCACTCTTCCTACCTATCCAATCCAACACATTGATGATGAGGTTGGTGAGATTGCTCTGTGCATTCTCTCTGCCATCAATGTAGGAAAGGTCAAGTCTGATGAGGAACTGGAAGATCTTTGTGATCTTGCTGTCAGAGGTCTGGAAGAACTGATTGACTACCAGGAGTATCCTGTAAGGGCAGCAGACATTGCTACAAAGGCACGTAGATCCCTTGGAGTAGGTTTTATTGGTCTGGCACACTATTTGGCAAAACTTGGTTTCAACTATGATTCTCAAGAGGCATGGGATGCTGTCCATGGACTGTCTGAGGCATTCCAGTATTACCTCCTGAAGGCATCTAATGAACTTGCCAAAGAAAAGGGTCACTGTGAATATTTTGGTAGAACCAAGTATGCAGATGGCATTCTCCCCATTGATACATACAAAAAGGAAGTAGATGAAATTTCATCAATCAATTTGCAGCATGATTGGGAAGCTTTACGAGCCAACATTTCAACATACGGATTGCGACATAGCACTCTGTCCGCACAAATGCCTTCTGAAAGCAGTTCCGTTGTGTCAAATGCCACAAACGGAATTGAGCCACCTCGAGACTACTTGTCCATTAAGAAGAGCAAGAAGGGACCCCTTAAACAGATTGTTCCACAGTACAACTCTCTTAAAAATAATTACACTCTACTTTGGGATATGCCTAACAATCGCGGTTATATTAATGTTGTTGCAGTCATGCAAAAGTTCTTTGACCAGGCAATCTCTGGAAACTGGTCCTACAATCCAGAAAACTATCCAGACAATGAAGTCCCAGTGAGTGTGATGGCACAAGACTTCCTGACCACCTACAAGTATGGATGGAAGACTTCCTACTACCAGAACACTAATGATTTGAAGACTGATGAAGTTGATGAGAAGTCAGAACTTCAAAGTCTCCTAAATGATATTATGGAGTCCCAAGAAGAGGACTGTGAAAGTTGTAAAATCTAACCAGAGGGTATATGCAGTACGAGTTTAAAACTACTGAAAGTTTTAACACCCACATTAAAGGGATGACAGTTTTTAATACAGAACAGGTGAACACCAAAAAGCAACCAATGTTTTTTGGTAAACCACTTGGAGTTCAAAGATATGATTCTTATAAGTATCCCATTTTTGAAAAACTTACAACTCAACAATTAGGATATTTCTGGAGACCTGAAGAGGTCTCCCTCCAAAAAGATAGAGCAGACTATCAAACTTTGCGTCCTGAACAGAAGCACATCTATACTTCCAACCTGAAGTATCAGATCATGCTGGACTCTGTTCAAGGACGTGGTCCTGGCATGGCATTCCTTCCATACTGTTCACTTCCTGAGTTGGAAGCATGTATGGAAGTATGGGGATTCATGGAGATGATCCATTCCCGTTCATACACATACATCATTAAGAATGTATATTCTGATCCCTCTGATGTCTTTGATCACATCATCACTGATGAGAGAATCCTTGAGCGTGCCAGCAGTGTGACTGAATCATATGATGACTTTATCAATGCAGCACAAATGTATGGTAATGGTTCTGGTTGGTTGCATCAATTAGAAGGCGTCCCCTCAGCACAGGAAGAACTCAAAGATGTCAAAAGAAAACTCTTCAGAGCAGTTGCAAACGTTAACATTCTTGAGGGTATTAGGTTCTACGTTAGTTTTGCTTGTAGTTTCGCCTTTGGTGAACTCAAACTCATGGAAGGATCATCCAAGATTATTTCACTCATTGCGAGAGATGAAAACCAGCACCTTGCAATTACACAAAACATCCTGAACAAGTGGAAGGATGGTGATGATCCAGAAATGAAGCAGATTGCTAAGGAAGAGGAAGAGTGGGTTTATGCTATGTTTGACAGAGCAGTCAATGAGGAAAAGAAGTGGGCAGACTATCTCTTCAGAGATGGTTCCATGATTGGTCTCAATGACACTCTTCTCAAGAAATATGTTGAGTGGGTTGCCAATCGCAGAATGAAAGCAATTGGTCTCAAACCAGTCTATGATGTTTCTGCAAAGAACAACCCTCTGCCATGGACACAACACTGGATCTCTTCTAAGGGTCTTCAGGTTGCTCCTCAGGAGACTGAGGTGGAGTCCTATGTGGTTGGTGGCATCAAGCAGGATGTCAAGAAGGATACATTCTCAGGATTCAAACTCTAAATAAGGAAAGAATTGTCATGAGCATTTGGAAGAAAGCAAAGAATATCCTGACTACCCCAATCCCTGGACCTATTGTGGCAGGGTGTTTGACGGGAGCCTTATTGGGGACAACTACGGTTTTGTTTACCTTATTACCTGTAAGGTCACCCAGAGAAAATATATCGGTAGAAAGTATTTCTGGCAAAAACGAAAGCCTAAGTCTGTGGGTGAAAACAAGCGCAGGAGAAGAGTTACAACTGAAAGTAACTGGCGTGACTACTATGGATCTTGTCCAGAGCTTAAAGAGGATGTTGCAAAATATGGACGGGACTCTTTTGTTAGAGAAATCCTCTCCCTCCACAAAACCATAGGAAAATGTAACTTTGAGGAAACCCGTCAACTCTTTCTAAATAATGTACTTACAGAGAGCTTGACAGAAGGGATCCCTGCCTACTACAATAGCAACATCCTGGGTCGTTACTATCGTAAGGATTATTTTGAGTCACCCATGCCTTGAGCAAGAGGTGGATGTAGAGTTCAACTGAATTGATGTTAAAAAAACTATTTGCTGCTTTATTGGCAACCTCTGTTCCTGCAGCTTGTGCTTATCCAAGCATTAGTGAAATCAGCAATCCTCCAGAGGTAAAAAAAGTAGTTGCCATTGAAGTGGTAAATAAGGAATGGACCTGTCCTGGATGTAATCCTAATGAACAGTTTGTTCTGAAGGAGATTCAGAAAAGGACAAAGATTCGTGATAGGAATGCCCTTGCTACAATCATGGGCAATATCAAATCAGAATCTGGTTTCCGCCCTAATGTATGTGAAGGTGGTGCTATTGTCCCCTATAAGCAATGCCGTAGAGGTGGTTATGGATTGATTCAATGGACCACTACAGCTAGATACAATGGACTTGGCAAGTTCTGCAAAAAGTATAATTGTGACCCATCTTCTCTTGAAGGTCAGGTTCGTTATATGTTGAATGAGAACCAGTTCAGAAAGTATCTCCCAGAGTTTGAGGGAAGAGGTTTCACTGTTGACCAGTACATGGTTCCATGTTATTATTGGTTGGGTTGGGGAATCAAAGGTAATAGGCAGCAATATGCCTATAACTACACTAAGAAACTTGTATGGGCATGATCAAGAAACTTATCAAGAAACTTTTCAAGAAGGAAGTTTCAAAACCTGAAAAGAAAGTAGAAGAAACAGCACCAGTTGTCCATACTACTGTTCCTGCACCTGTGGTATCTCCAAATGATTCTTGGTTTGGAGAAGCACCTAAAACAGAAAAGGTGATAGAGTATGTCATACAAAAGAATGAGGAACTCTATCGAAGACTTGCTGAACAACCTCAATCTAAAGAGGTTGACAACATCCACCAAGTGATGTATGATAAAGCAACTAAGGGAGTTGCTACCACACTCTCTCTTGATTCTTTGGGTGGTTCTGAAGAATGGCAATCTGGAACTGGATACAATCAGTTCAGAGGTTGACAGAGGTAGGTTTCCCCTCTATAATAAGGAAACCGCAAGACTCAGTAGCTCAGTTGGATAGAGCATCTGCCTTCTAAGCAGTTGGTCGGGGGTTCAAGTCCCTCCTGAGTCGTTGCCCCTTTAGCTC